CGAAAGAACTCCTCTATCTACTAAGATGGAAGGTGATTTCGATACTGGCAACGTTAGATACAAAGCTAGAGAAAGATACGTTTTCGGCGTGTCTGACCCTAGAGGTATCTTCGGAACAGCTGGAGCGTAATACTTAAAACTTTTTTGTGGCGGGACACAGTTCCGCCACAATCACTAAATAGAAAGGAAAAATGCACCCTAAAAACTTCAGAGTACAAATTAATGCTTACCAATATCATGCAGATTTTGTTATAAACTGCATAGAAACCCCATTAGATATTGAAAACGCTATAGTTGACAAACTTGGAGAAAAGAGTATAAAATGGGAGTATCTTGGAGAAATGATGAATCCCAAGATAAACAGAATAACCTATGAGGAGGTTATAGATGGTACAAGACCTTTACAAACAAAAAAGGTCCTTGGAGTTGAAGTGGCAGCTGGAGTATGAACAGAATGGTAAATATACTCTGGATATGGTCAGAATTGATAATAAAATTAAAGAAGTTATCAATGAGATTAAAGCCGAGGAGTCTAAGATTGCTGATAGACAAAATGCAATCGAAAGCGCTGCTGCACAAGTTTCTGTAGCTACTTAGTAAAAAGCTACATCGTTGGAAAAATTCAATCCACATTACACACCCTCTTGCACTCTACTTAAAACTGTTGTATAAAAATCACACTATACAATAATTAATATTTCATGCAGACGCGTATAGTCGACGGCCAAGAGACTGTATGATCTAAACTTGGAGGATTATTATGGCAAAAACAAACTTTTCGGGACCTATTACAACAGGACCGATACAAGTAAACACAGGAGAAACTGTTGGCGTAAACGTAAGAGACGCTGCATTTGTCCTTAACAAAATGTCGTTTCCATTAAGTTACGCAAACTTTTTAGTAACGACTGACGACGACAGACTAGCTACTGCTGCTGACAATGCAACTGGTACAACTACTATTTCATTTGTAAGTGATGCAGTTAAAGCAAACGTACCTGGAATAACTGCTGATGGTGGTTTCAATGCTGGCTCTGTTATTACTCAACACTCAGTTGGTAATGACTCTGGAGCAAGTTGGGCAATTACTGGAACGGATGTTCTGGGAAATTCACAAACTGAAACTTTAACAGCAGCTGGTGCAGGTGCTACCGTTACTTCAGCAAAAATTTATAAAACATTGTCATCAATGGTTTTAAGTACTGGAAGTGCGGGCGCTGTAAAAGTTGGTGTAATAGAGACTGGATTAATTTCAGTTGCATGTAGATCTATGTTTAATGAATATCCATTAGGTCAAACATCTAGTACAACAGATAAAAACCTAGCAAACAATATTGTAATTCCAGCATGGTCTAGAATTACAAATATCAATTGGATTGTAAATACAGCTTTTGATACAGCTGGTTTAGACATGCAAATTGGTGCTAATATTGCAGGAGCAGCTGGAACGTTAACTAATAGTATGGATACAGATTACTTTGCAGGCGGAACTGACAATGATGTTGCTGCTATTGCGAGTCATCATATTCCACTTGTTATGGAACAAACTTCAGCTCAAATGAAAAATTGTCTGAATGTTTCTGACGACGATACTTCTGGTTATGAAATGGACAAAGCTGTTGTTGTTACTGTAAAAACTGACGATACTTTATCTGCCGGTGACGGTGTGTTAAGTGTTGAATGGTTACAAAGAGTAAACAACACTAACTAATAAATTAATGTGAGCTCCTTCGGGAGCTCGCAATTAATGGAGAAAAATTATGCCAAATGTATCGAACATAAAAAGTAAATATTTTGGAGTATCGACTGCAACTGATAGAGATGGTATTTGTCAGGCTCAAACTACTTCAGGCGCCGATTCTTTAACTCTGAATGGGGCTGGAGTTTCTAGTGGAACTGCAAGTTGGGGAACCAACGCAGGAGCTACTATTTCTGTTTATGCAGGGAGCGCTAACACTGGAGTTACTTTTACGTTCACAGGAACTGGATTAGATGGAGCAGCTCAAACAGCGACTCTTGCTGGACCAGGAGCTGGAGCAACAGTCAATACTAGTGAATATTTTGTAACAGTAACAGCAGTATCAGTTGATGCCGCTATTACTAACAATGCGGAAGTAGGCTGGACAAGACCAGCTACAGACGTAGGTTGTGTATTTGCAGGCAGAACTCGTATTAGAGGAGTTCAAGGTTTAAGTGGAACTACTGCAGGCGATGTATCTTTTAATAATACATCAATAACAGGAACTACTCTTTTAACTATTCCAACATCAACTACAGCGGATTTAATTGAACCTTATATTCCAGATAATGGAGTATTGTTTGACGCAGGTGCTTATATTTCTTATGCTAATGGAGTACTAGCTGGAATTACAGTATTCTATGACGGGTAGGGTTAGATGGCTAACACGACTTCTGGTTCTTATGTTTTTGACAAAAACCTAAGCATTGACGAAATTATAGAAGATGCATACGAACGTATTGGTATGCAAGGTGTGTCTGGCTATCAACTTAAAACTGCTAAAAGATCATTAAACATTTTATTTTCTGAATGGGGTAATAGAGGACTTCAATTTTGGGAAGTAAAAAATCAAAACATTGCATTAGTAGACGGTCAAGCTGTCTACACTTTTTATCGTTCACCATCTGATGGTACGTCAAGTGGAATTTCAACTACATTATCTGCAGGAATAAATGCAACTGTTGCTACGATTGGAGTAGCTTCAGTTACAGGCATGCCAACAACAGGTGGTGTAATAACTATTGGAACAGAACAAATTTCATACACAGGAATTTCTAGTTTAAATTTAACCGGATGCACTAGAGGGATTAATGGTAGCACGGCAGCTACCCATAGTACAAGTGATGCAGTTTTACAATTTCCAATTGGCATGACAGATATTCAAGAAGCCGACTATAGAGTAAAATCAACTTCTGTTGATACTCCAATGACAAAAATTAGTAGATCACAGTATCAAGGTTTTTCAAATAAAACTGATAAAGGATTACCTACTCAATATTGGGTACAGAGATTTGTAGATAAAGTTACAATGACTTTATATTTAACTCCAGGTGCAGCTCAAGATGGTAACTATATTAATTTTTATTACACAAAAAGAATTGATGACGTTGGTGCTTATACAAATGCAACAGATGTACCATATAGATTTGTTCCATGTATGATTGCAGGATTGTCTTATTATCTTGCAGTTAAATATGCTCCACAAAGAGTACAAGAATTAAAACTTTTATATGAGGATGAATTATTAAGAGCAGAAGATGAAGATGGTTCTTCTAACTCTACTTATATTTCTCCTAAAATCTACTATCCGGGGATTGGTTAATGACTACTTTTTCACAAGGTAAATACGCTCTAGCAATATCTGATAGATCAGGGATGGCTTTTCCATATAATGAAATGGTTAGAGAATGGACTGGTGCATGGGTACATGTTTCAGAATACGAACCTAAGTCTCCACAATTAGATCCAAAACCTACAAGTGCTGATCCACAAGCTTTACAAAGAGCAAGACCGGCTAGAACAGAATTTGGAACACAAGATTTTTTACCAGATAACCCTTTTACAACTGCAGGAACTACAACCTTAACAGTTTTATTTCCAAATGGACAATTACAAGTTGATGATGTTTTAAGATTTACTGCTGTTAAAAGTGCTGTTGGTGGAGTAACAGTTGATAAGTTTCAAATACAAACAACTTTAAACGGAGATATTAGTGATAGTGCTACTACAATAACTTTAACTGATGGATCTAATTTTCCAACATCTGGATTTATTATGATTCAAAAAATAAACAGTACTACAGGTTTATATGAAAATGAAGTTATTGAATATACAGGCAGGTCTAGTAATAATTTAACTGGATGTACACGTGGAACATCTTCTCCTTATAGAGGATTTACCCCATCTGCATCTACAGCTAGCGCCCATGATTCCGGAGCCACGATCTACGGGTCATTTAAAGTTGCTTCTTTGGTAGGAACAAGTTATGTTAACGATGCTAACACAACGGTAACAGACTATAATAGTTTTACATTAACATTACCTAGTGCTGCAACAGGTACTGCAACAGGAGGAGGATTTAATTGTGTTATTAGTCCTCTTAACATAGAGAGTTTATAATGTCAGGAGTTAAAAAATACGATTACACTACACTAAAACAAGCCATCATGGATTATACTGAAGTTAGTTCTGATGTTTTTACAACTACTATTTTAGATGGTTTTATAATGAGTGCTGAATTTAGAATTTATCAAGAACTTCCTATGGACTCTGCAAGATTTGTTCAAGAAGGTACACTAGCTGCAAACGATAATACTATTAATGCACCAGCTGGGTGTCTCTTTGTCAGAGGAATTGAAGTCTTTGAATCTACAGCTAATACTGAAGGTAATGGAAAATGGTTAGAGAAAAAAGATCAAACTTATTTATCAGAATTTGTAGATAGAAAATATGGTCCTGAAGGAACTATTCAATCACCTACAGATACTACTAATTCTGTAACAGGATTCCCTAAATATTATGCTATGTTTGGAGGTGCTGACAATACTACAGATACTTCGTCTGGAGGGATGTATATAGCTCCTACACCTGATGCTAATTACAAATTTAGGGTATATTATAACAAAATGCCTAATGGTCTTGGATCTGGGACTGGTTATAATAACAATACTTATTTAAGTACTTATTTCCCACAGGGCTTGCTATATGCATGCCTGGTGGAAGCTTTTGGATTTTTAAAAGGTCCAATGGATATGTTGACATTATACGAGCAAAAGTATAAAACTGCTATACAACAGTTCGCAGGAATGCAACTTGGAAGACGAAGACGAGACGATTATACTGACGGAACAGTTAGAATAAAAGTTAACTCACCGTCTCCATAATGAGGAGAAAATTTTATGGCTAACACATCAGCAATTTGTAACTCTTTCAAACAAGAGGTATTAGTAGCGACACACAATTTTACAGCTTCAACTGGAAATACTTTTAAACTAGCTTTATTTGATTCAAGTGCAACTTTAGGTGCAGGTACAACAGCTTATGGTACTTCTGAAGAAATAACTGGAACTGGTTATACAGCTGGTGGAAAAACTTTAACAAGTGTAACACCTGTTTTAGATTCAGCTACAGCAGTCTGTGACTTTGGAGATGTGTCTTGGACCTCTTCAACATTTACTGCTAATGCATGTTTAATTTATAATTCTAGCGCATCAAACAAAGCAGTTTGTTCGGTAGCTTTCGGAGGAGACAAGTCTGTTTCTTCTGGAACTTTCACAATTCAATTTCCCGGCGCAGCAGCGACTACAGCTATCGTTCGAATAGCATAGGAGGGTCACAGTGCCCGACGTTTCAGAAGGATGGGGCCGACTAACCTGGGGACAGGCTGGTTATGGTCAAGCGACTACCATTCAAG